ATCTCAACAAATTTTTCGAGTAGTATACATAAAATTTTGGTGGACATTAAAGGAGGTAGACATAAAATGGCTAGAAATTCAAAGAAAAATATAAACATTGACGAAATTAGAGCTTTAGCTGCTGAGTACGGCGTTTCAGACAACCCACTATTCGAAAGTACATTAAGCAATTATGAAACTGTACAAAAAGCAATTAGCATGATAAGAAAAACACTAGATGATGATGAAATGACAATCACAAAAGAATATGTAAAAGGTAGGGAAAACACATATTTGCACCCTGCTGTAAAAGAACTGCCTAAACAAGTTGACATAGCCAACAAGACTATGGACACATTGATTAAAATTATAGCTCAATTTGGAAACGCTAACTCAAAAGACGAATTAATGGACTTTTTAGGACGTGGTAGAAAATGACAGATTTAGAGATGTACTGTACTAACATACTAAACGGCAAAATAAACGCTTGTAACAGGATGAAGCAAGTATCTGAGATGCTATTGGAACAATTATATAACCCGAAAGAATTTCACTTTGACGCAGAACTTGCTAACAAACACATTGATTTTATAGAAAAGTTTTGCAAGCTACCAAGTGGCCAACTTGGACAGCCTTTTAAGTTAGAACTTTTTCAAAAAGCAAGGTTACAAGCACTATTCGGATTTGTAGACGACAATGATATTAGGCAATATAATGAGTGCTTAATAATTGAGGGACGTAAAAATGGGAAATCATCTGAACTTGCAGCAATAGAACTTGATTTACTTGTTAACGACGGAGAGGGGTCACCACAAATTTACAATGTTGCGACTCAATTAGAGCAAAGCAAATTAGCTTTTAATGCAGCACACAAGATGGTTAAGCAATCTCCTTTTTTAAGTAAACACATTAAAAAAAGAGTATCAGATCTTTATTTTGGATATAATTTTGGATTTATTAAACCACTAGCAAGCAATAGTAACAGCTTAGATGGTCTTGACGCTCATGGCGTAGTAATAGACGAACTGGCAGCCATTAAAGACCGCGATTTATACGATTTGATGAAACAATCAATGGGTGCAAGAAGACAACCTATACTTTTTACGATAACAACAAATGGATTTGTAAGAGGTGGAATTTTTGATGCTCAGTATGAATATGCGTGTGCTTTATTAGATGGCAAATTATCTATACCTAACAAAAGATTTTTGCCTTTTATTTATGAGTTAGATAGTCCACTAGAATGGGATAGGGAAGATTGCTGGATAAAGGCTAATCCAGGACTAGGAACAATTAAGTCTTATGACTACCTAAGACAAATGGTTCAAAAAGCAAAGGATGACATAACATTCAAGCCAACAGTTCTTGTTAAAGACTTTAATTTAAAAGAAAACTCAACATCTAGGTGGCTAAGATGGGAAGACTTAGACAATGAGGAAATGACATATTGTGAAGACAAGAACAATTTTACTTATGATGATATGGCAGAAGGCTTCAAGAAAATGGGCTTTAAATACGGAATAGGTGGATTTGACTACGCAGAGACTTTAGACTTAGCAGCTGCTAAAGTTATATGTAAGAAAAAAGGCGATAACAAGATATATGTAATACAAATGTATTGGACATGTGAAAAAACAATGGAAGAACTCGAAACAAAGAATAAAGAACTTAAAAACGCTTATATAAATTGGGCACGACGTGGACTTTTGAGAGTATGCGAGGGACACAAAATAACTAAACAAGCTATATTTGATTGGTTCGAGGAAATACAAAATGAAATGGATATATACATATATCAAGGCGGTTTTGACAGGTGGCATGTTGACGAGTCAGACGAAAGATATTTAGAAAACCAATATGGAAAAGGCGTATGGTGTAAGGTGGCTATGGGTGCTAAGACTCTAAGCTATCCTATGAATGAACTTAAAAAGGATATGCAAGTAAATTTACTTGTTTACAATAATCATCCTATAGATAAGTGGTGTTTATCAAACATAGAGGTTAAAACTGATATTAACGGTAATATTCAGCCAGTAAAACCCGGATATGGAGACAAAAACGTTGCTTTAAACAACTTTAAAAAGATAGATGGTTCTTTAGCACTAATAATAGCTTATGTTATTTATTTGTCGATAAAGGACGAATTTGAAAATGTTATCTAGGTTGGCCTAAATTTAAAGCTGAATGAGACTATTTTAGGGGTGTGCAGTCAGTAGGCTACTAGGCCAACTTAAATAAAAATAATATGGAGGAAAAAAATGGCTGTTTTAAAAAAACTTTTTAACAGAAGTCCTACACAAACTAGGATAAAAATGGTTACAGAACATGGAAATGGTTTTTACTCGTGGAATGGTAAATTATACGAAAGCGACATAGTAAGAAGCTGCATAAGACCTTACAGCAAGGCTGTAGGTAAACTTGTAGGAAAGCAAATAAGGGAAAGCGAAAACAATTTGCAAATCAATCCTGATGTTAACATAAAACTTTTACTTCAAGAGCCTAACCCTTACATGACAATGCAAATGTTTTTAGAAAAAATGGCTATACAGTTAAAACTTAATAACAACGCGTTTGCATACATAATAAGAAACGATATGGGGTACCCTATAGAAGTATATCCGATAGTATGCGACTGCGCAGAGTGTGTTTATTTAGGAGAAGCAGAACTTTACATAAAATTCACAATGAAAAATGGCACATTAATGCAATTCCCTTATACAGACATTATTCACTTAAGGCAAGACTACAACGAAAACGATATTTTTGGTGAATCTCCTGCTAAAGCATTAACAAAATTAATGGATATAGCGACTACTACAGATCAGGGAATTGTTAAAGCTATAAAAAATGGTGCAGTTATTAGATGGCTTTTAAAGTTTGAAAGTGTATTAAGGCCTGAGGAACTTGAAAAGAAAACTAAAGACTTTGCAGAAAGTTTTATGAATGTTGAAAAATCTACAGGCGTAGCAGGAATTGATAACAAAATGAACGCTACTCAAGTAAGCCCTAACGACTACGTACCTAACGCAGACCAAACAGACAGGACAACAGCAAGGATATACAACTTTTTTAATACAAACGAAAGAATAGTACAGTCGAAATATAACGAGGACGAGTGGAACGCTTACTACGAATCAGAAATAGAGCCTATTGCTATTCAACTAAGCTGCGAATTTTCAAGGAAATTTTTCTCAAGGAGGGAAAGAGCATTTGGAAACAAGATAATATTTGAATGTAACAACTTGCAATATGCAAGTATGCAAACAAAATTAAATCTTCTGCAAATGGTAGATAGAGGGGCACTTTCACCAAACGAGTGGAGACAAGTACTTAATCTTGCGCCTATTGACGGTGGAGATGTGATAATAAGGAGACTAGATACGGCACCTACAGATTATCAGAAAGGGGGTGATTAAAATTGCACAAAATAGAAATTAAAGGAGCAATAGTTTCTAATGATCTAAAAGAGGTATACGACTTTTATGGCATGGACTCAACTTGCCCTAAAGATGTTGTTAATGCCTTGGAAAAAGCAAAAGGAGAGCCAGTCGTTACAGAAATAAACTCGGGTGGAGGCGACGTATTTGCAGGTAGCGAAATTAACACTCTTTTAAGTTCTTACAGCGGTAAAGTTACGCAGAACATAATATTTGCAGCAAGCGCAGCAAGTGTTATAGCTATGGCAGGAGAGTCATATATTGCACCAACAGGCATGATGATGATACACAATGTATCTTGCTCATCTAAAGGCGACCACAACAAAATGAGGCATACTTCTGAAATGTTAGAAAAAGCAAATAAAGCTGTAGCAAATGCTTATGTAGCAAAAACAGGTAAGAGTGTAGAAGAAGCTTTGAGCCTTATGGAAGCAGAAACGTGGTTTACAGCTAAAGAAGCAAAAGAACATGGTTTAGTTGATTGGATAATGTTCGAGGAAAGTAACAACAACGTGCAATTAGTAGCAAGTTTAAATAATATCTTGCCTAAAGAATTAATAGACAAATATTACTTAAACAAGTCAAAAAATGACAGCATTTTAAAAGCAAAGTGTGAATTAGAATATTTAAAATTAGGAGTGATTAAATAATGAAAAGAGAATATTATTTAAACAAACGCGCAGAATTAATGGATTGCGCAGAGAAACTTATTGACGACGGTAAACTAGAAGAATTTAAAGCTAAAAAAGAAGAAGTTGAAAAGCTTGACAATCAATATGAGTTAGAAGCTAAATCAAAAACAGAACTTGATGCTCTTAACGCAGGAGTAAAAGTTACAGATATCGCAAAAAGAAGCACTTTTGTAAAAGGTAAAGTAATTGACTCTACTTCAAATGTAGTAGAATCAGAAGATATTACAAACTCTAAAGAATACAGAAAAGCTTTCATGAATTATGTCACAAAAGGCACATCTATTCCAGTAGAGTTTAAAAACGCTAACGCAAACACAAAAACAACAGATATCGGCGAAATGATTCCTGATACAGTTTTACAGCGCATTATTGAAAAAATGGAATCAGTTGGTATGATTTTACCACTCGTTACTAGAACAGCTATTAAAGGCGGTGTAACTGTACCAACTTCAACGGTAAAACCAGTAGCTTCATGGGTTGCAGAGGGCGCTACATCTGACAAACAGAAAAAAGCAACTGGTTCTATTACATTTGCTTATCACAAATTACGTTGCGCAGTATCAGTTAGCTTAGAAGTTGATGAAATGGCACTTGCAGTATTTGAAACAACACTTGTAAACAATGTAGCAGAAGCTATGTTAAAAGCTATTGAACAATCAATTTTAACTGGAACAGGAGTTGGACAGCCTAAAGGTATTCTTTCGGAAACAGTTGTAACAGGACAAAATGTAGATATTGCAGCAGCAGCAGACGTTACATATGATACTTTATTAGATGCAGAAGCAGCTTTGCCACTTGATTACGAAAGAGAAGCCGTTTGGTTTATGACAAAGAAAACATTCATGAAATTCATTGGCGTAAAAGACACAGCAGGTCAACCTATCGCTAGAGTAAACTATGGAATTAATGGCAGACCTGAAAGAACATTACTTGGTCGTACTGTAGTACTTAATGATTATATGACATCTTTAGGATCTACAATTAGTTCAGATACAGTTGTAGCATTTTTATTCAATCCTAAAGACTATATCTTAAATACCAACTTTACAATGGGCATTAGAGAATATTACGATGAAGACACAGAAGACAAAATCAAAAAATCTGTAATGTTAGTTGACGGTAAAGTCGTAGATGTAAACTCTTTAGTAACAGTAACAAAAAAAGCATAAGCCACTCAACTACTACTCTAGTAAAAGAGGGTGCTACCGTTTCACCCTCTAACTACAAGAGATTGACTGTAAGTGAGCTAAAGGCTGAATGTAAATCAAGAAATTTAAACGGTTATAGCGGACTTAATAAATCTGATTTAATTACTCTTTTAAAGGAGAGCGATGAAATATGTTAGATAAAGTAAGAGAAGCACTAAGGATAACTCACAATAAGCTTGACATCGAGTTACAAGATGTTATAGACGCGTGTAAGGCTGACTTAAAAATTGCAGGTATAACAAAGTTAGACGATAGCGACGCTCTAATACAACAGGCTGTAAAAACTTATGTAAAAGCAGAGTACGAGCAAGACACAAGCAAGGCTATGAGATTAACACAGGCTTATTTGTCTTTAAAAATATCATTGTGCCTATGTGGCGAATATACAGAGGTGTAAAATGGCTAGAAACGAAATAATAGAATTAGAGACAATTACATCAAATGTTGACGAATTTGGAGATATAATAAAAACGTCTATATGGAAAGAGATATTCGCTGAGAAAAAGTCAATAGGTATGCAAGAGTTTTATAAAGCACATAGCGAGGGCATGAAGCCTGAGTTTAAATTTGTTATACACCCTACAGAATACAATAGGAAAACCGACGGGCCTCATATAAGATATGATGGTGAAGTATTTAAAATAATAAGGACTTATGAAACTGACTCAGAAATCATGGAAATAACAGTAGAAGGTGATATACGTGCCACTACCTAAAGGAGCTAAGATAACAAAAAACAACGTTGAATTTGTTAATAACGTAGACGTTGTTAATTACACTCTAAAAGAACTTATAAGAGCAGCTTTAAGGGATACTGGTAAATTTATATGTAGTAGGTTCAGGCAGTCTTATTATAGCCATTTTAAACGCAGAAAAGGCAAAGTCGGTAGATACATACAATACTGGGTCAGAAGTAAGCAAGAAACGCCTGATTTATTAGTAGGTATTAAGCCTAACGCGTTTTACGGTGGGTTTGAAGAATTTGGCTCAAGTAAAACGCCTAGGCTTGGGTTGCTTAAATCAACGGTTCAAGATAACATTGATACAATAAAAGACTTACAAGCTCAATACCTTAGTGCACTTAGCCAAGACAGTCCTACAATACAAGAAAATGGTGATTATGAGGGCGGTGGTGATTAATAATGTTTGGCAGAACAAACGAACTCAGAAAATCTATTACTAGCACACTAAAACAATTAGTAGATAAAGTTTATTATAAAAATGCTAAGTCTGATACAGATTATCCTTATGTTACGTATTACCTAAGGCATAATAAAGACGAGCATAAGTACAATTACTTTTTAGAGGTTCATGTATGGACTAAAGACGTAAAAGCGTCTGAGAATATAGCAGACAAAATAGAGGAGCTAGACGGATGCTCTTACAGTAATGAGTATCATTGTTTTGAGTTTTATTTGAATAGCAGAAATAATGTAGAAGATGAAGACAAGGAGATACAACACGTTGTACTACTTTTTAATTTGGAATATTTTGATTTGAAAGGATGATATGAATGGCATTTAAAAAAAGATTGACTGGTTACACAGACAACACAATGAAAAATAGGCAAACTGGTGCAGGAGCTTATTTTAAAAACTTTGATGTTTCTACAGATACTTTTTCAAGTGCAGTATCAACAGGCAAATTATTAGGAGCTACACAGGGTGGCGGATCATTCACGGCGAAACCTACAATCACAACAACAGAAGTAGACGGCGTACCAAGCGACGCAGTTGGAATGGAAGATATAGACGGATGGACTGTAGAAATGACAGCTAATATCTTAGAGGTAACAGCTGAAAACGTTAAAAATACTTTAGGAGCAGCTACTATTGCAGAAGAAACATTGAATAGCAAAAAATACAAAAAGATTACTGGGAAAAGCTTTATTGAGGAAACAGACTACATTGACAACATTACATTCCTTGGATCTATGAGCGGATTTGATGAGCCAGTAATTATTCAAATTTTCCATGCAGTTGCAGTAGATGGTATTAATATTACACCACAAGACAAAAAGACAACTATTATGCCTACAAAATTCAAGGCACACGTAAGCTTTGACAATTTAGATGAACCACCATTTGCTATTTATGTACCTATTGAAGGCACAACAACTTCTGGCGGAAGCGGTTCAGGAACAATTTAGGGGGTGATAAATAATGAAAAAATTAACAGGAAAACACGTTTTTGCTATGGCTAAAATCATTAAAGCAGCAAACTTAAAAGAAGAACTATGCAGAATTATAGCTAAGTCTCAAACGGTAGGAATTAGCCCTGAAGAAATTGGCATTGAAACAATTATGGCTGTAGTCAATGCGTGCGGCGACGATAAAGTAGAACAAAGAGTGTACGAATTTTTAGATGATGTATTTGAAACAAAAGTTGCAGATATGTCACTTGAATCTATCATTCAAAATCTAAAACAATTAGCAGAAGAAAATAATTTAATTGATTTTTTCAAGTCAGCAGGTCTTTTAAAACCACAGAAGTAAGAGACCTGATTTTTAAAAGATATGGAGGTGCAGCACAAGAAGTGCTGTCTCTTTTATTTGACGATTTTATAGAACAAATAGAATTTGCTATGAATGAAAGCATAGAGGAAAGCATAAGGGAAAGATGGATAAATGGCTACCAACATGTACCTTTGAGCGAATTTAAAGAAAGCTTAGGGATTGTTGCAAATAAAAAAAGTGAAAAAGTGAAAGACGTTGACGAAATACTTGTAAACCTTAAGAACATGTTCTGATAGGGGGTGAATACTAGATGAACATTTTTACTTTAATGGGTACTATAATTGTAGATAGCTCAAAGGCCGAGGAAAGTATCAGCAAAACTGGGAAATCGGCAGAAGGATTGGCAAGTAAATTAGGCGAAGGTATTAAAAAAGCAGCTGAAATATGTGCAACAGCAATGGTTGCTATTGGAACAGCGGCAGCAGGTATGGCTGTTAAAGCTGTAAATGCAAGTGATGAATGTCACAAAGCTTTAAATACATTACAAGCACAGACTGGTGCAACTAACGAAGAAATGGAAGATCTTGAAGGAACGCTGCTTAGTATATATGGAAATAATTATGGTGACTCATTTGAAGATGTTGCCCAATCACTTGCAAACGTTAAGCAACAAACAGGATTGGCAGGTCAAGAGTTAGATGATTTTACTACTAACGCACTAGCACTTAGAGATACATTTGAATACGAAGTTACTGAAAGTACAAGAGCAGCTGATATGATGATGAAACAGTTCGGAATATCAGGTGAAGAAGCATTTAACCTTATCGCTCAAGGAGCTCAAAACGGACTAGATAAGAATGATAACTTGCTAGATTCTATCAATGAGTATTCAGTACATTTTGCTCAGCTTGGGTTGGATGCCGAGGATATGTTCAATATGTTCTCTAATGGTGCTCAAACAGGTGTATTCGATATTGATAAACTTGGTGATGCAGTTAAAGAGTTTGGCATTCGTGTAAAGGATGGCACAGCAGATGAAGCATTTGAACAGTTAGGTCTTAATGCAGAACAGTTAAAGAAAGCATTTGCAGAAGGTGGAGAAGGCGCAGAAAAGGCATTTCAACAAGTAAATGAGGCATTAGCAAATTGCGACGATAAGGTATCTCAAAATACGCTTGGTGTAACTATGTATGGTACCATGTGGGAAGACATGGGAGCAGAAGCAGTTGCAGCACTTGCTAATGTAAATGGTGAATTTGATAAAACTAAAGACACCATGGAACAGATTAAAGAAATTAAATACGACTCTTTCGGAGAAGCTATGGAAGGTATAGGAAGGCAATTAGAAGTCGGAATTCTAGTGCCTTTAGGAGATAGCGTTATGCCACTTCTTAATGATTTTGCTAACTGGATAAACGAAAATATGCCCTCTATACAAGAAGCCATGACAGTTGCCATGGGCGGCGTAAAAGTAGCAGTAGAAGCGGTTGGAAATGTATTTAATATTTTAGTTAGTGCAGTACAAGATATACTACCAATAATGAAGGAACTAACTCCGGTTATAGCAGGATTAGCAGCGGGATTTACAGCACTTCAAGTCATTAATACAGTATCTAGTTTATTTACAACGTTAAGTGGCATAGTTGCTTCGGCAACGGCAGCGATAGCAAGCGCAGGTGGAGTTACGGCAGCATTGGGTACAGCGATAGGAGCAATTGCAAGCCCTATTAATATTGCAGTTGCAGCAATAGGTGTATTAGTAACAACATTAGTTTATTTATATAATAACAACGAGCAAGTAAGAGATGCGTTAAATCAATGTTGGGAAGCGATAAAACAATGCTTTAATAGCGCGTGCGAATTTATTAAAGGTATTATTAATAGTTTTGTCACGACTTTTAATCAAATTTGGACTAAGTATGGTACAGAAATACAAGAGATAGCAAAAGCGGCTTGGGACTTTGTTGGACAAATTGTAAAAGGAGCAGTTGATTTTATAACTGGTGTAATAAAAGTTTTTTCAGCAGCATTACAAGGAGACTGGGGGGCGTGTTGGAACGCTGTAAAAGATTTAGCAGGAAGCATATGGAACAACATTACAGCATCATTGAGTGCATGGTTAGATTTAATTATTGTATCAATAGTTAATATAGGACATTCAATGTTTGAATCGGGTAAAGAAATATTTACTAATCTATTTGAAGGCATTAAAAATGTATGGGATGATATCACTTCTTGGATAGATGAAGCAAAAAAACACCCAGTTGATTCTATAAAAAGTATAGGTTCTTCTATGTATAATGCCGGTAAAGAAATGTTTAATAATTTGCTCGAAGGCATAAAGGATATATGGTCAGGAATAGAGTCATGGGTAAACGAAAAAGTAAAATGGATATCTGATAAAGTCACATTCTGGAACAATTCCAATAATAGCATGGATAAAGGTAAAGTAAACGGTAGCCACAGGGCAGGCCTTAAAAGAGTACCTTATGACGGATATATAGCAGAACTACATAATGGCGAAGCTGTATTGACAAAATCAGAAGCTGATAAACTAGAAAATTCAAGCAACAATCAAAAGACTCAAATTGTTAACGTAAGTACAGACAGTTTGGAAAGCAAGATAGACAAGCTTATATCAGTAGTAGATAGACTACCAAAGCAAATGCGTATCAATGCAAATATGGGATAGGAAGGATGTATAATCTTGGCTAAAATTGATTATAAAATAAGTGGAACAATAGAAAACTCTAGAACACTTGTTTATGAAGGCGAAGCTTTAAGAAATATTGTAAAAGCTTATAAATTAGGATATTTTAACGAGTTTTATTTAAACAACGTAGAAGCAGATATGAAATATTGCCAATACGGCAATACGTTTTATTTACAATACAGAAACAAAAATGGGGATATTGTATATAGAAAATACGGTAACTCTACTATTCACAAAGTCACTATGAACTGGAACCATGTACCAGAAGATACATTTAAATTCCTTGGAAACAGTCTTAGAATAGCCGACATATTTGATGATATAAGCGAAGAAAACCCTTATATACGTTTTTCATTCTTTAAAGGATATTTCCCAGAATACAAATACCCTGATTATACACCTATCCCAGAAAACGAAAGAGTGGCTTTAATGCCACCTGAGTTTATAACAAACGGCGATACAAGTGCTATTTTTTCTATAGATGCAAAGAAACCTGCTATAAGCAATATTTCTCTTATAAGAAACGAAAAGAATTATTGTATAGAAATAACAGGAGAATACTCTTGCAGCTGTAAAGTTGAAATATACAAGACAGATGAAAACGGTATAGAAACATTGTCTAAGACTTATAACTTCAACCCGTCTTTAGATGGTGTTACATCTTCTAACGCTGTAAGCAAGTTTTTCATAAATAACAGCAACTTACAATATGGACAAAACAAATTAAAAATAACTCCGTCTAACTATACTGTATCAGGAAAGACTTATACAAAAAGCTTTCAACATATAACAGCTAAAATATCTAGTTTAACAATTTCTAACAATAATAATTATGTAACTAACCCTACTACGTTATCATGGGAAAGCGAAAATCAATACTACGCTATAGTAATACTAAACAATGTAAAAATAGCAGACCTTACTACAGAAAAATCATATACAATACCACCAAACACCTTAAAAAATGGTGAGAACTTGATAATAGTTTGTGTATGTAACGAGCCTGACAGCGAAGTAATTAACAGCTCTATATATGTTAACGTTTCAAAAACTATTAATTTTAGCATACCAAAGCCTAAAATAAGCGACTTAGATCTAGAAAACGACGGAAACTTAATAGATAATGATACATTAATAAGCTGGGTTAGTGAAAACCAATACAAAGCTAAAATATACAACAATAATGTGCTTATAAAAGAGTTTGACGGCTCAGGACAAACTACATTAATACCTAAAGGCAAACTAAAAGTAGGCACTAACAAAATTAAAGTTGTTATATATAACTACTACAAAGGTGAATATGTAGAAGCACAGGCAACTAAAAGCATAACTTTAAAGCAGATTGAAGCAGAAATAACTAAAAATTCTCTCTCTATAAGTGGTACAAATGTAGACGAAGATATAAAGGTTACTTGGGAAGCGACAAACCAAACAAAAGTAAAAATATATCAAGATGCTACGCTAATAAAAGAATTAAAAACAACATCGCAAGAATACACAATACCTAAAGGCACATTAACAACAGGGACAAAGAACTTAAGACTAGTTGTTATATATTCAGGAGCTGGTGGTGACGTAAAGACAGACAAAATAATTACTAGGACTTTTACTAGAAACGAGCCAGTCATTTATAGTATAGAGCCTAGTAACTTAAATATAGACGTTGATGTTAGTAGAATAATAAGCTTTAATACTAATGAATTTGTTGATAGGTGGGAACTATCTTTTGCAGGAATGACAACCAAAGGTACTACAGAAAGGCAAGTGACAGCTTCTCCTGGAACTTTTAGCGTTGGAGAAAACAGTATTAAATTAACGTTGTATTATTCTCCACCTTACAATAAAAGCGAAACAAGAAAAACTACAAAGACAGTAACATTCACAGGATATGGTACTCCTGACAAACCTTATATATTATGCGATAAAGTTTATCATTCTGCTTTACCAACTTTCAAGTGGGAATTTCAAGGCCAGACAGCTTACCAAGTTATACTTACAGACGGAATAAACATAACAGAAGACACAGGAAACTTATTTGGAACTGAAAAAGAGTTTACACCGTCACAAGAGCTTACAGATAATACAATGTATATATTAAAGGTAAGATGCAGAGGAAATAGAAAATGGAGCGAATTTACAGTCAAGACTTTTGAGACTAAATTCAGCGACATAGAAATACCTAAATTTTATCTAATGGAAGTTGACGGTCATGTAAATGTATCTATTTATGGTAAGCAGCCTAAAGACTTTGATGTTTTGTCTATTTATAGAAAAGATGAAATAACAGATGAATGGGTTGAGATAGCATTTAATTGCAACGTAAAGGACAGCATATCTGATAGACTTTGCCCTACAAATATTATGTTGAGCTATAAGCTAAGAGTATATAACAGCTCTGGAGCATATAAAGACTCAGAAATAAAGACTATAACGACTAGTATAAGTAATTATATTTTAACTAAAATAGACGGCTCACAAGTAGACTTCAAGTTTAAAGAGGTTAATGTAACATATAATCACAATACAAGCGAAGTTGTAAAAATATACTCAGGTTCTAAAAAGCCAGTTATATTCAAGGGAAAAGAAGATTATTTGACAGGTACAATTGAAGCAACATTTAAAAATGAAGATGCTTTGAAATTCTTAAAATTCTACAATCCAAACGCTACATATTGTTTAAAAGACATAAGAGGAAAGAGAACTTTTGTAGAAATTAAGCTTAACTCAGAAAAACCTTACGGCACTAGAAAAACTACATATTCAATCAGCTTTACTGAGACAAACTTCGACGAATCTAGAATAAACGAAGGAATCGGAAGAATTAAGTACACTTATGTTGATGGCGAATACAAGGTTGACGGTTCAATCGACCTTAGTGGTGTAGACAAAAACTATTATATTTAGGGGGTGGCTATAAATGCATCTTAAATCAATAAACGAACAGTATTTTAAATTTTATAAGCTAGACGACAATTTATCAAACCCCGAAGAAATATCATATGTTGAAAGTGGCAAAATAACATACAACAGCCTATCTCAGCTAGTTATGAGTGCTAGTTTAAACGTTACAGTAGGCCCTCTTGAAAGTGTTAATTTAAAACACGTAAGAGTATCAATGGTGCTTAATGGTGTAGAGCAAACGTGTGGTACGTTCATTGTATCTACACCAACAAGCGACATTGACGAGTGTGTAAAAAGTATAGATGTTACTTGCTACAGCACGTTGTGGCCAGTACAAGCAGACGGGCCTGATTACAGATATTTTGTAGGACAAGGCACAAATGTAGTAGCAGAGGTAAAAAGGATATTGGATAAATTTGGCTATCAATATGAAATAGAAGATAGTGACAAAGTAACAAGTAAAGGAATAGAGTGGGAAATCGGTAAAAGTTGGCTTGACATAATAAATGATTTATTAAAATCCATTAATTTTACAGCTCTTTATGTAGACTTCAACGGCACTTATAGGGCTAGACCTTATGTACTACCTAAAGACAGAACGATTGAAATATATTATAACTCTAAAGACATATATAGCATATTAGAAAATGAAATGAAATCAGAGTTAGACTTATTTGGAGTGCATAATAAGTTTGTAAGATATGTTAATGATCCAAACGTTGATTTGGTGGCAACATATGAAAACAAAGACGGCCCAACTGGTACAGTAGATAGAGGTATAACACACACAAGCTTTGATAGCGCAGATGCTTCTGATTATGACACGCTTTATGAGATTTGCAAAAGAGATGCAGCGGAAGAAACTAGCATATATCACAAAGTTACAATTTATACAGCAATAAACTTAGAACATTTATATTCTAATTGCATAAGTCTTAGTCACTACGACGTAAGTGGTAAATTTATTGAGACTTCATGGGATATAGAATTAGAAACTGGTGGTAAAATGGAACACAACTTAAGGGAGGCAATAGAGTGCTAAAATACGCTAAAATAACAACTATAGACAACGATAATTGCAAGATAACATTTATAGGCGAGTCTAACGAAAGTAGCATGGAATATTATGTAATATCTACTTATAATCCTACTATTAATGATATAGTCGCCGTAGATGACAAAGCAAAAATAATCTTAGGAAAGGTGGTAAAATATGTCGACTTACAACTTTAATGAAGATATACAAATTTTAACAACAGACGATAGTAACCACGCCGACAACTTTAACGGCCCTAACGAAAAACTTTTAGAAAACACAAAGTACCTAAAAGAAGAAGACGAAAACATAAGGGGAGAAATAGGAAATGTTTTGACTGAGTTGCATAATAACTACTTATCTACATCTCAGGTAATGCCACTTATAGAAAAGGGCCTAAAGGGAGACAAAGGCGATAAGGGCGATAAAGGCGAACCGGGGAAAACAGAGTGGGCTGAAATGACAGATGATGAAAAAGAAGAATTTGCCAAAATATCCCACTCATACTTTGAAGAAATAAAAAAATCTGTGAGTGATGGCAAAACAGAGGTTGCCGCTGCTATCACAGAAAAAGGAGTAGAAACTCAGGCAACCGACTCTTATTCTGTAATGGCTAACAATATATTATCTATTCAAACAGGCGTAAAATGTACATTCGGAGAAGAAGAAAATATTACATTAACTTTTGATGTAGCTAAAGATGATATTGTAAGTGAAATTATGGCATTAAAAAGCAGCTATACTCAAGATGGACTTTTAAATGGTAATTCTATTACAAGTTCATTAAACCATGTTATATCTACAAGAGGCAACTTTATTTGCTTACCTTTAAAATCTTCTCCTTATCTTTATGTATACAAAAAAGTAGATAATGAATTTACGCTATTTTTGACAGGGTCTACTTTAAATCTCAAATATTATCCTGACAATATAAGCTTTTCAGATGACGAAAAAAGTGTAATAATTCAGCAACGCTCATCTACTAGCAATAGATATTGCAAAATATTTAAAATAACAGAAACAGATTTTACAGAAGTTAATACTTTTAATGCTGATTCTAAAACTTTTGAATTTATAAAAAACAGCAGCGATTTGATTTTTTTTAGTGATTCGGGTTACAAGCGTATATATAAATTAGGAAGTGATTATACATTAAATAATTATGTACAATTTTCTAGCGACTCAAGCGGATACGTTTTAGTAAAAAATGGGGAATACAAATTAATAGTTTCAACAGTTATTACAAGTAGCAAAATTTTTGGTTTTATAGTTACATATAATGATGATGGTACTATATCTTTAACTCAATCATTAAGCGAAACAGGTTCAACGACTTCTTCTCTAGACCAAACAAAAGTATTGTATTTAAAAGACAACATTTTAATATCAAAATACGGTTCAGCGCTTTTTAGTGTTGTATTAAAAGATGATGGTACAGTACTTTTTAACAAATACTCTTTTACAGATGCTTTGACATGCTACAGAAATGGAAATAAATTTTATTTATTTAAAACTGAAAGTAACGATACTATGGCAATTTCTATCATAGGTACTCTTTTAGATACTGGAATTGTATTTGAAGCTTTTACAGCAGGTTCAGTTTCTTACCCTTTATTTTGCGAAAACTATATAGAATATTGCCACCCATATTTTGGTGTAAGATTAATATTGCCATACGAAGGTTCATACATTTACGACCTTTGTAATGTAGATAATTTTTCGCAATCAATTCATTACAGCTTTTCACCAGTAAATAAATCTATCAAATACTTTACATTTTATGGCAGCACTCTATTAGACTATACAAATTACATTTGCTTTGACTCGTCTTACTTAAAAGGATATTATGAAGGAAACATAAATAAATACTCTATTTTAGAGGATGCTACATCTGGAAATCAAGTAAAAGCTAAATCTTTCGAGCTTTAAAGGTGGTGAATAAATGTATTACATAAAAAGAGACATTGACGGATATGTTTTAGATGTAACAAATGTAAAAAGGCAATACTATGACATGATCTATTACCCTTACGCTTTACCTAAAGATATTTATTATGGTTATTACAAGTTCGAAAACAATAGGTTTGTACTAGACGATAAAAAGAAAAAAGAAGTTGACGAGTGCAAGGATGCAGAAATAAGCAAACTAAACACTAAAGTAAATAGGCTACAAGGTGCAATACTAGAGCTTACGGATACTTTATATTCAAGTTCAGAAACAGAGAGCAGCACTAATAGCTCAGATGATTCAGCTGTAAACAATGGGTAGAAATATATCAGATTATATCCATTGTTTACATATAAAACTAAAATATTTTATTTACGAAAGGATGATGATTATGGGAGAAATCATTGGAGGAGTAGAAGTTAGTTATATCGCAATCAATTATGCAAGTCTTATTCAAGAAAACTTATATGAGTTTGACAACGTAAAAACTAGATTTAAACTAGATACAGCTATTTGCTTGGTAGTTTGGGGATATCCTGACAAAGTAACTGGAACAGATTCAAAAACCGGCAAAACATGGTTAGAATTAGCTAACGAAAAAATCGAAGAAGCAAACAAATAATTAAAAAGGTGGTGATATTATGATAACTATTACCAAAATTGACTATGTAGGCACTAAGCCTATTTTTTATTTGTACGGTAAAAGTACAGATACTAAGCCTACGAATCCAGATGGATGCGAGGGATATAAACTTACAAATGGGAGTGAGCTGCTTCTGAATAATAGTACAGTTTTTAAGTTTAATGAAGATACTAACGATTGGAGTGAGTTATAATGGATAGCACCGCTATGGTATTAGCAAAGAAAAAAGCTATTGCTTCATCTGCTTCTGGATATAAAAGCTATTCTGTATCGTATGATACAGATGGCTCACCTATTCTTGAAATTACATTCCAAAACGGAGACTCAGCTAGTCTTAAATTCCCTTTACCTGAAAAAGGAGACAAAGGAGATACCGGTAAAGGATTTACAACTGCTTCTCTTAAAGATGGACACTTAATACTTGAACAAGACGACGGTACAGAAATTGACTGCGGAGTGCTGCCGACATCTGATTATGATGATACAGCTATTAAAACAAGCTTAAGTCAAAAGGTAGACAAAGTAACTGGCAAATCACTAATTGACGACACAGAAATTGCAAGACTTGCAGCTGTAGACAATTATAATGATACAGTTATTAAGCAAACTATTAGCACAGTAGCCAATGGTTTAATGGCAAGTGCTGGTTATAGCTCAGACTACAAAACAATAGAAATTATCACAAAAGGTGGAGACAAAAAGTCTATTGATGTATCACCTATTATAAGTCACGCAAATTTAAGCGAGTTATCAGATGTTGATAGTGCAAATCAGGGAGACGGTAAAACACTTATTTATAATGCTGCTACTAGAAAACATGAATATGCAGAAATTACTGGCACAGATGAAAAAGTAAAAATGGACGCTTCTAGTGATGCAAAATATTTAGCTGATTTAATAGACGGTAAAACTTTATCTAACGAGTCAGGAACGTTAAAGGTCAAAACTATTGACGGACTAGAAGCTACTATTAAAGAGCTCAACTATATTAAAGGCCTTACAATGCCAGTCCAAGATCTTGTAACATTATTTGCTAACGGTGGATTAAAGACTATTAGCACACCTTTTGCTACTTATGCAGATTTAGCAACTTACGACACAACAACTTTACTTGATGATATTAGCTATCTCGCTAGAGTGTTGGCCGACGAAACAAGAGATAATAAAATTACAGTTTATATGATTAAAAAAGGTCAAACAGACACAGTATTTTACGGATATCTTGACGAGAGCAGAGATTTTACAACTAACCCTATAAGCTTAAGTAGTGAGGTTAAAGACAAGCTAGATGCAGCACATATTGACACAGACGCTTTGTTTGCATTACTTAGTATTAATGATACATACAAAACTGCTACCGCTAAAGACGAGCCTTTCGGTACTAACGGAGCAAAAGCTATGTATGATGAAATTGTCAATGATATATCAGGAAAAGCTAACGCTGATACGCTTACAGCTCATACAAGCGACACAGATATACACGTAAGTACTGCAGAAAAGGAAACGTGGAATAAGGTTGCAGATAAAGCAGATAGCACAGACTTAACGTCACATACTGGAGATACTACAGCACACGTAACAGCTTCAGAACGCACAACTTGGAACAACAAAATTGACAAGTCTAGCATATCAGAATCTATTGATAGCACAAGCAAAAAAGACCAAGTATCTTGCGCAAAAGCTGTATATGACTTAGTTCAAGCGAACGTATTTAAACACATTAAAACAAACGATATATTCGCAGATGCTTTAGATACATCCAATCCGTCCATATTTTCTTTCGAATGTAGCGGAATTGATTACACAGGATCATATCCTAACGCAAACCATAGATATGGCAGAGGGTTAGTTATTAGGAGAGGTTCTGTAGTAAGCACTACAGTAATATGGTTTGGACAAACTTTATCAGACGGTACTTATATATACAGCTATTTAGACAATACGTGGAAAGATCAAAAAGTTTTAACAGGCGACGATATAGCAACTTCAATTAGCAGATCAAGTACAGATTTGCAAGTACCTAGCGCTAAAGCAGCATATAATGAACTATCAAAAAGAGCACATATACTGTATGATTGTTTTGAGTCAACTGGATTTAATTATAAATTAAAAACAGTGTATGGTTTAACAGCAGATAGCACAATACAAGACGTTATTACATCTTTAAATGGTAACTCTAATAAAGATTATGGTATTGTTTCAATATACACTAACGCAAACAATTCAGCTTTCAATGCTTCATTACCTAGTGGTAGTGGTGGAAACATTTACATATTCCCGAGCACATATGGTATCATTAGTAGCGATTATGAAAGGTGTACAGTTGTATTTATGCCATATAGGGCAACAGATTATATGTGGATAAATCCGTGCATAGATGCAACGTTGCAAGGATGGAAAAAGATTTGCAGTACTAAAGTAAAAGATTTATACAATAATTCACCTACGTTTTCAGATAAAACAAATTATAGTATTTCAGACAACACAAACTCATTTATAGAAGTTAAAAACGGATGGTGTTTTGTAAATTTACCATATGTCAAATGTGTTTCGCCTAGTACAGTAACATTAATGACAGGATTGCCTAAACCTAGAAAATCTTCATATATGCAATTTGCACCAGTTAATAATGAAAGTGCGATTTCTCTTGAATGTGGTATAAAAAATGACGGTACACTACAAATTCAATATGGAACAGCAGGAGTGTATTATAGAATAGTATTCTCATATCCAGTAGCAGAAAGCTAAATCTTAAGCGAAAATACCACTTAGAATGTTTGTCGGAGTAACTTTTAGATAGACCTAGACAAGTCTATAAACTGTCTATAAAAAACAACGAGGTTGCTTATGGAAAAACAAGAATTAGAATTAATACAATCCATGGTCAAATTGACTCATCAAATGCAAACTGACAGAATGGAAGAACGAAAACTGTCAGATAATAAAAACAAAAGGCAGATGATTATAAGCATTGTACTTATTGTAGCCTTTACTTTAATGTGGTCATATGAGATACATGAAAGCTATGACTGCTCAGAATTTGAAATAAGAAATGAAGCTTCTGCTACAATAGAGAACAAAAGAGGTGATAAATAATGGGTAAATGCAAACAGCCAAAACAACCAAAAAGAGGAAAAGGCGGAAGAAAGGGACGTAAATAATGTATGAATTTATACCACTTATTTGCACCATTATTGGCTGCGTAATCGTCGTTATGGGGTTCTTTATAGGTCAGAAGAAAGGCCTATCATCTAACGCCTATGAACAAGGTCAAAAGGATGCAAACATATCTAACGAATTAAAGAATATTAATCAGAAATTGGACGAAGTAATTAAAAAATCAATAACCAGAGAAGAATTCGCAGAAATCAAACAAAAAGTTAAAGCTCTAGAGCATAAAGTATTTAGTGAAGAATAGGAGGTCGCACATTATGGAAACAGAACAAATTTTAAGTTTCATCTCACCTGCTTTAATTATTTTAGTAGCAGCGGTATATTGCTTAGGAATTTTCCTTAAATCATCTCAAGTTAAGGACAAGTACATACCACTTATCTTGCTAGTATCTTCTATTGTACTCACAATAGCTTATATGGCACTTATTCAAGGTGTAGGGTTCAATCCTACGGTAATTATAGACGGACTCATACAAGGCATTTTAATAGCTTCTGTAGCCGTATATGGTAATCAAGTATTAAAGCAAGTTAAGAAAGACGAGTAACAAAGAAACTAACAAGTAAACTAACAAACAAACTAACAAAGATACTAACAAAGTTTTAACATAGCTGAACGCGTTGTACATCAATGCTTTCAGCTATTTTTTTATTTGCAACTAACAAATATACTAACAAAGATACTAACAAAGATACTAACAAAGACTCTAACAAAGTAGTTAACAAAGATAAGGTGGTGTTAAAATGAAAATATCTCAAAAAGGAATTGCCCTAATAAAATCTTTTGAGGGCTGCTACTTAAAAGCTTATAAGTGTCCTGCTTCGGTTTGGACAATCGGATATGGTACTACAGAGCCTATAAACGGAGTAGCTATACATGATGGTATGACTATTACTCAGGAACAAGCAGAGGAAGCACTCACAAATCACTTAAAACGCTACGAGAATGCCGTTAATAACTTAGGCGTACAATTCAACCAGAACCAGTTCGACGCTCTTGTAAGCTTCTGCTACAATCTAGGAACAGGCATATTTAAAGGCAGCCTATTAACAGCTATTAAAGCTAATGATTGGCAAAGCGTAGCAAGTCAAATGCTTTTATATAATAAAGCTAGAGTAAACGGTGAACTAACAGTTCTTAAAGGATTGGACAGGCGTAGAAAAGCAGAGGTAGCTTTATTTAATTCAAAATGCGAAGAAGTCAAACAAGATGATGAACTATCAGCAGCTGTTAGCAAGATCATTAAGTCAGGAATACAGCTAGACTATAATTCATGGAAACGAGTTGATTTAATCAACCTAAATAACGTTCCTGAACTAATAATTAAGCTAGGAGGAGTAGACAATCTTGTAGGCTTACAAGTTATAGGCAATAAAGAAATGTGGCTTAAAAAGCAATATAATGCAAATAATGTTAGGTCACTATTAATCAAATACAGCATTAAATTGAGCTAGGGCGTAATGCTCTAGCTTTATTTTTTGCCATGAGGTGGGGGCGACGGCTATTTGTTGGGAGAATGTTTTGTCTTTTAATCTTTTACTTTAGTTTATTTTTCCCTTTTTGTATCTGTATTCTCCCTTTTTGTATCTGTATTCTCCCTTTTTGTACACACGTGCATAGCTATATTCATTGATAGTCATAAGCTAGAGTGCTGTCTAAAAGTATTTAAAAGTAAATAAATATATTTTTTGATTTGTATACACAAATGTATTGACAAAGTACAATACAATGAGTATAATAATATTATAAAGATAAACAAAAGGAGGAAATAAAAATGAGAAAACAAGTAATGGTTAGAGCATGGGAGTTAGCAAAACAAGGAACTAAAAAATTCGGTGGTAAAGCAGTAGATTTCTTTGTAAGTGCTTTAACTATTGCTTGGAAAGAAATTAAATCACATAAATTAATTAAAGTTGTAGCACCTAGTAAAGTAGCAAAATTAGCTGAGAAATTTGTTGATGAAATGAATAGACTTAATGAAAAAGCTTTTAATACTGGAAAGCTCACAGTAGAAAAGATTAATGAATCAACCTTAGTTCTTAATCGATTTTTTGAAACACAATCATATGGAACAGTAAAAGCTATGATGAATGACGGGAATGTAAGAGGTCAGTATTTTTTAATAATGAGAGATTACAACAATTAGGAGGACGTTATGGCAAGTATTAATGTAAGAGCAAAAAACCAAGTAATAGAAAGATTAAAGAATATAGCAGAGATAACAGGATATAGTCAAGCAGAAGTTATTTCTAGATCATTAGACATACTTGACGATTTCATGATTTGCAAAAAGGAAATGTCTAAAGAAGAAATAGAACAATTACCTATTCATCTACAATTAATTTTCAAAAAAATATAAAATGTATTGTTGGATGTGTTGACAAAATACTATACAAATACTATAATTAAATCATGGTAAGGGAGTTGCCAAATAAAAAATAAAAGGAGAGATTATAATGGTAAACGAATTAATGAACAAAGAAATCAGCAAAGAGGAATTATTAGAAGGATTAAAAGAAAACGGATACACATTCGACGAAGCAACTATCGACGAAGATATTGAAAATGGATATTTCTACGCTACACTAGAAGGATACCAAGATGCAGATTGTATTGAAGTAGAAAAAGTTAACGATATGCTTATAGCAAAATTCCAGTAGTTAAACAGGCTGCGCCAGTGCCTTTAAACTGGCTTATTGCTATATATTAATTTATTATATCCTTTTGACATTGAGTCAACCTAATAACAAAAACATAGAATAATTAAACAAATATTTTTAACTCAAGAGTATCAGCTTCTTTATCAAATATAACGCAGTCTATAAAGCTTTTTAGCAACTTATTTTTATCTGATATCGGGATACTATCATCTTGAACATATCCTATAGCACTAATGCACTTTTGCTGCAATTCTTTAGTATGATCTACGCTATTGCTTAATGATTTAATTTTATCATTAACTTTTTCAATCTCACTATTTATAGCTTTTTTATTTTCCTTATATTCTTCTATAGTATCAACTTCATTTAGATATGCTTCTTTAGCTTTTAACAACTTCTTATTCAACTTTTCCAGTTGCTTATTTAATGACTCACGTTCTTTATTGTTATCGTTGGTACGGATATCTATTTCTATCAATTCGCCTTCTTGCGATAATTTATCACTCGTTTCTTGCAGTAACTCTATAAACTCTTTAGTCATCTTTTTTACTGATATGCTATTGCTATGATTACATTTACCTTTTATATAGTTATTGCAGCTGTATTTAGGACTTATATATAATTTGCCATTTCTTTTAGTCCTAGTTTCACCATATACAAGAGTGCCGCAGCAATGCTTACATCTTAATAAACCACCTAACCAATGCTTATATCCTACAGTAGGAGTGTAACTTGTATGTTGCGCATTATATATCTTGCTATTAGCTTTATCCCATGTATCTTTATCAACTATAGGCTCATGTTTACCTTTAACTATTATCCAATCTTCTTCGGGATTTACCTTCCTGCCAGTGCCTTGTTGAGTAGCATAATTCCACCTAACCATACCATAATAAATAGGGTTCTGAATCATGTATTTAATAACCCTGCCAGTAAACAGATTCCCACGTTTATTTTTATAGCACAGAGAATTAAAGTATTTAGCTATAACTCCGCAAGTATCTCCTTTGATAAATAAATTAAAAGCCTTTTTAACTATCTCAGCTTCTTGCTCATTAAGCACATACTGATTATTTACAATGTCATAGCCAAGCACTGGAGATGATTGCACACCACCACGCATAGCCTT